CCTGATTTGGAAGAGGCGCAGCAGTTCCATAGTGCGCTGGTCGAGCTCTCGACGCACAGACCACGTCCGCGTTCCTTATTGGAGGGCTCGGACAATGGCTGAGCGCTTCTTTGGCTGGCATACGATCGACAGCGTCGATGGCGAACATTCGGCACCGTATATGACCCGCATTTGGGCTGGCCGCCTTCGGCTGCACATCTTCTACCGCGGAGACAACGACCCCGATCCACACGACCACCCGTGGGATTTCTGGACGTTCCCGCTCACGACCTACGTCGAAGAAGTCGCTAAGCCAGTGACCAAAGGCGTTGCGCCGCTGGAATTGCTGCTGTTGCCGCCGGAGAAATATATCCTTTCTCATCAGGTGGTTCGAGCCTTCCGCCTTCACTATCGGCCGGCGACCTACTGCCATCGAGTGCTCGGTCGCGCGAAGGTCGTCGCCTACGGGTCGCAGGATGGATACATTCTCGAAACCCTTCCAGAAGCGGTTCCCGGCAAGATTATCACCCTCGTCTGGCGCGGCAAGAACGGCCGCAAGTGGGGCTTCCTGCGCAATCGCGACAGCAAATGGTGCTGGACGCCCTGGAAGGAATACGTCTTCGGTGGCGGCAAGCATGCGCCCTGCGAACCCCCACCGCCCGTTCAGACGAAGATGGGGTGCGAATGAGCCGACGCGACGCGATCCGCGAAAAGATTATGGCTCGAGTCCGCATCGATGATGCGACGGGATGCTGGATCTGGACCGGCCCAACCTCTGGAACGGAAGGTCGCGGCGCCGGATATCCTCGCATGAGCTTAGGAGGACAGACCGTAGCAGTCCACATCGTCATGTGGACCAATGAACACGGTTATGTCCCAGGCAAAAAGGAGTTGGACCACGCATGCCGCAATCGCCTCTGCGTTCGGCCGGAGCCTCGGCATGTTGAGATGGTAACCCGCAAGGAAAATGCCCGCCGGCGCGAACAGGCCAAGCGCGGCATGATCGGGCACAATGGCGGCCCGGCTCTCAGTTGCGAGGAAGCTAGATGAGCGCCCATTTGAACGATATTCGCGATGACGATCCCGTCACCCTTGAAGAAGCTTGTAAATTGTTCTTCCGTGGTCGTCTGACGAAATCCGCCCTGCGCACCGAGCACAGGAAAGGCAATCTGGAATTCATCCGGATAGCCAATAAGGACTTCGTCACTCACAACGGAGTGAAAAGGATGATGGAAAAATGCCGCAAAAGCGAAAGCCACCAAGGCTCTATCTCAGATCAGACGGCGGACGGAAGGTCTGGATCATCAGGGATGGCGAAACCAATATCCGCACAGGATGCCTTGAGGATCAAGCTGAAAACGCAGGTCAAAAGCTCCAGGAATACCTCGCGTCCAAGTACGAGCCCGAGCGCGGAGGTCGTGCGTCTGAAGTGACGATCGGCGACGTGCTGAACGTCTATTACGACGAGAAGGCAGACGACTCCTCACGGCCGGTGGAGACGAAAGCCCGCATCGGCCGGCTGAACGAGTTCTTTGGGGAGATGATGGTCGGGGAAATCCGTGGCAAGGTATGCCGCGAGTTCGCCGACGAGCGCGGGACCGAGTCCGGTGCGCGCCGCGACCTCGAAATCCTGCGAGCAGCCGTCAACTACTACCACGGTGAATACACCCTCGACGTCGTGCCGAAGATCACCCTCCCCGACAAGTGCCTGCCACGCGAACGGTGGATGACCAGGCAGGAAGTCGCGGCCATGATCCGAGCTGCCAGAGGGCACAAACCCGAAGGCCTCAAGCAGTGCAAGCACATTGTTCGGTTGCTGCTGATCGGCGTCTACACCGGAACGCGGTTGGGCGCCATGCTCAGCCTGCAGTGGATGCCGAACACCTCGGGCGGATGGGTCGATCTGGAAAAAGGCATCCTCTATCGGAAGGCCCAGGGCGAGCGCGTGGCGCACAACAAGCGCAAGACGCCCGTCAAGATCCCGCCGCGGCTGCTCACGCTGCTGCGCTACTGGCACGAGGCAGACAAGAAGATCGACAAGAAGACACCCTGCCTTCACGTCATCAACTACTACGGCGCCAAGGTCATCAAGCCGCACAAGGCGTTCCGCGCCGTGCGCGCGGAAGCCGGGCTTGGTGAAGACGTCACGCCGCACATCCTTCGTCACACCCGTGCGACGTGGCTGGCGAATGCAGGCGTGGACGTTCAGGAAGCTGCATCTTCGCTCGGGATCACCACGGATGAATTCGAGCGGACGTACCTGCACAACGACCCGCAATTCCAGCAGAGAGCGGCAAATGCGTATTGAAGCTGTGCGGAAACTGTGCGGCCCTGTTAGGGCCTATCGCACTTCTCGGGCCAAGTGCTTGAAAAAGCTGGTCGGAGTGGAGTGATTCGAACACTCGACCCCCACGTCCCGAACGACGTGGGGGCTCTCGAAAGCCCGCAAATCCGGGCTTTTCTAATCGATGCCTTCTACGTTTGTTCCAGCCTTGTTCCGCGAAACTGTGCGGAAGCTGTGCGGAGAGTGCTGAACCGCGTCAGGATTTCAGTTCGCCTCCAAAGCAGAAATAATGTCGCTCGGCAAGCGTATCGTCCAGCCACCGTCGTCGATCGACCAGCCGGCCACATCCGCCTTTGCCCGCCGCGCGTCCTCTCCATCGGCCGGTATCACCGTGAGCGCATTCGCGAGTTTCGCCATGCGGGCAAAGGCCAACGCTTTGGCCTTTCCTTCGACGGCCGCCGACATGCGATCAGCCTCCCCTTGGAACTCTCGCTGAAGATATCTGACAGTCTCATCATGTGGCCCGTCGGCCGGCCGCGCCAATCCGACAGTCGCCAACGCGGCTATCCCCGTGATGACTCCGCGTCGTGCGAGACATGGAGTATCCGGCGCGCCGGCGCAGCCGTCGCGGTATGCATCGCTCTGCATCTCATCATTTCCTTAGCTTATGTCCTCATCCGAAGAGGCCGAACCAGGGCGAAACTATCCCGGCCACGTTCGTTCTTTTAGGCGCCCCCGCGCACTATCGCATGACTGAGCATTCAACCATCAGAACTCAACCCACGATAATCGCAGAGCAATTGGTGGCATCGTGGTGGCATATCGGTCAATTGCTGTTTGTGTCATCCGTGGGGCATGGCGAAAGACGATTTATATTTTAGGTTACGAATTGCTGAAGGACTGAAGCAACAAATCGCAGCGGCCGCGCGCGCGAACGACCGATCGATGACGGCGGAGATCATTGCGCGGCTGACTGCCTCGTTTTCGTCCGACGACCTAGACCCGAATGATACGGAACTCATCGATATCGTTGCTGACTTCGAGCGCCTGAAACGGCGCGTCATTAAATCACGGCAGCGGGTGAAGTGACAGACGTAAATGGTGCCCGACGCCGGGCACTTCTCCTAGCAAAACGGCGAGGTACAACATTATCGTTCAGATGCTCGCGATTCGAGCGATGATTGACAACCTTGACGCTTGGAGAAACCGTGCTCAGCATAAATCGCAAGGGCTTCCGTACGATGCCCGCTATCACCGACAACGAAATCGCAGGCATCGGCTTGGTGGCTCACAACTGGTCTCACTTAGAATTTCACTTGGACGTCTTGGTCAATGTCGCTGGCGGGAAGCCCTTCAACAGCGGGAAAGGACAACGTGCCTCCTTCATCGAGAGGGCAAGGTATGTCAAAGACGAAGCCGTGAAGCAGCTGAAGCCGCAATGGGCAGCCAGACTAAGGAAAATCGTCGACGACGCTCTGTCGCTCAAAAACCAACGGGACCAAGCAATTCATGGCCTGTGGGGTGAAAAAGATGGAAGAATCGGCCTAACCGTTATGGACCAAGGTAAGGCAGGCCAGCAACGTCGCATCGAATACGGAAGGTTGCGGGAGATCGCATTGCAGATCGATGCAATCAATGTCCGTTTCTTTGAACTTGCTATCGAAAGCTGTTCACAAGCGAACGCTGAATTCAATACAGCGACGGAAGCATGGAAGGCGATGTCCGCCTAGTTGGCGATGCCGCCCCATGCCGGAGTACCGCAAGCGAGCAAAATCATGATCTTACGAAAACGTGAGGCATCGCATCGGTCCGTCAGTTAATTATACTTGTGTTTTTTGATGTCTCACGGAATGCGCGCACCATGAGCGGGTACGAACCGAAATACAAATGGCGCCGAACGCGGATCGACGAGCGAGACGTGCCTACCGATAACGACTGGTCTGGGTATGACGGGGAGATTGTCGTGGGCAGAATCCAGAAGCAGCCGCACGGGCCTATGAAAGATAAGTGGCTCTGGTCAGGCCATGGCCCTCGGGTGCGCGAACGCATCTTGCCGCATCAAGGCTATGAAGCCGAAGGCCGGGAGGCTATGCGGATGGTCGAAGACTATTACGAGAGGCTGCTGGCCCATAATGGTCTCTGAGACCTAAAGGACAATCAAAGTGGTAAAAAAGCTGCTCGAAATACAGCCGGACAATTGGAACTATACCAGCACGCCAACCATGATGCGCGACCGGCCGAAGTTAGCGCCGTACGTAGCTGAGATGATTTCGATAGGATCTCTTATCGAGCAGGCGTGGGCCACGCTTCTCTCTGAGATGGCCAAGTTTGATCCGTCCACCGCAGTGGCGATCCTGGACGCTGTACCCAACTCAACCTTTCAAACTAGAATGATCGAGGCTGTAGCCAGGGAAAATCTCTCGGACGGCCATCTCCAACTGACGACGCGCCACTCCTTCGCGCACTGGGTTTGGGCTATATCTCCCGATTGGCCGGACGCGCTGATACTAAACAAGCACACTGCTGGTGCGAAGTTTCACGCTGCGGTGAAGGGGGCGATGGGCGACCATGTCCCTCGCGATCGTCCGACAATGCCGAACATGGCTGAACATGCGCTCGTGTACTTCGAAGAGGATCTTCAAGACGCCTGCGAAGAATACTCTGAAGTGCTCCAGGCTGTTATGGCGTTTAATCGGGTCTTAGGTATGGAGGGCTTCCGGACCCCGGCACCTACAGAGCTTGCAGGAATGGCAATGGAAGAGTTTGAGTCAGCCCTGGCAAAGATAGCGAAGAGAAAAGCAGGGCGGGCAAGCCATTGACGCCTCAATCTGCAAAGGGCTGCACTCCAACTTTCGTCTTTTTGTTGCGCTTCTCGCCCTGCACTTGAATGTACTCTTCCTTAACCATCAGCATCTCGGCGGCCTGAGCTGCGGCCACGAAAGCCGCCCTCGCCTGTTCCGGGTCTCTGACGCCTTCCATGGCCTCAAGGCACATTGTCTGCGCCAGTACCCATTCCTTTCCGCGATGATCGTCAGGCCAACGGTAGAGCAGGCTATAGGCCAAGTCGGCAAGAGTTGAGTGCCGGCGCATAGAGATGCCTTTGCGCTTCTCGACGCAGACAATGCAGTCTCTGATGCTGATGTGCTCACCAATATATTCAGTCATAACTCACCTCTGGCCGAATCAGGTGATGATTACTGCCGGCGAATCAAGATGAACAAATTAGAAACATCTAAATCGTACGTTGGTGTACCGAGGGTGTACCCTCCTACCCACACTTTTGCGAGTAGATATCCGCGAGCTGGCGTGCGGACTATCTGTCATCCGACTGAAGGAGCGACAGCCATGGACGACGCCAAGCCGAACTTCCTCGCCTTCCGCTACTCTGATGGAACCTGGGCCGCGATGTTGGTCAGCGAGGACAAAATTTCTGAAGTGCGCGACATCACGGCCGACAAGCTGATCGAGATAATCAAGACCCTTGAAAGCATGAACGAAGCGCAGGTGGAGGACTGGTGGGAGGTTTTCAACTAAGGCGTAGAACTTCGAGACACCCCGTAGATTTGCCTCTCCAGACGATCCTGCCTCTCCCGCATATCAAGTAACAGGTCGCGAGCGCTGTATGTGTTCGCCTGCGCCTGCTTTAACTCGTCGATCTGCTTCTGGAGAGCCGCCTTCTGCTGGCCGTCTGACTGCCATACGCGCTCAAGTTCCTGCCGAGGAACCTGCGAGGTCCGAAGATCGGCGATGGCATCATCAGAACGCTTGCGATCTTCAGCGCCGCGCTGTGTGCGCCATTCCATTTCCTTCTGGGTGACGATGTTTTCGGAGAGCTTCGCCAAGGCCTCTTGGTTGTTTTCCGAAACGCGGATGATAGATTCCTCCAGCCGCGCCGTATTTTCCTTGATCGGTTGAAGCGCCATGAAGCCAAGGCCAGTAAGGATAGCAACCCCGACACTGAGCGCAGCCCAGATGGCTGGCCATTGTGTTCGTGAATTGCTCCGCAGCTCATTGGACAAGGCAGCAAGGTTCGCATTGACGCCCTGAAACCCGGTGTTCATGTTCGACCGGAGATCGATGATGTCCTTGCCCTGGTTCTCGACTCTTTCGGATAATCGAGCCCATGACGCCATCGGATCGAATGAGTTGCCGTTCGTGCTCATATCGGTAGCCTCTGCCATTACCCCGATGCCCTTTCAAAGCGTATGCAAGTCGATGGTTTAACGGGCGCCGTAGCGCGTCTGCATGTCACGGCCCCACGCCGCACAATCGTCTGCCTGGCGGTCCCGATTGTCGGCGACGATCTGCCACCGCTTCTGGACAATCACCCACGGCTCATCACCGGGTTTCACGCGGCCGACCTTGACCGTGCATGCATCTGGGAGGTCAGGGAATGGGATCGATGCTCTCGCCTGCCCTTGGACACCGGCGACTATGGAAGCGCGCTCGTTGATGCTCTGGCAGCCAGCCAGCAGAACGGCGACGATGATCAATGCTGGTCGAGCCATAGCCGGTCCTCCTCGGTTGGGCGGGAGAGCTTGCCGTTCTTCGCGGCCTCTAACCGCAGGCGATCCACTTCAGCATTAGCTTTGTCGCTTTCCCTCCGCGTGGCCTCTGCGCGCGTTCGGGCCTCTGCGGCGGCTCTGTTAGCTTCGGAGTGTAATCGCTGCTCCGTGGCAAGCTGTGAAGCGAGAGCGTCCCGTTCGAACTTCGTGACCATGTTCGAGGTCGCGAGCTTCACCTGATCAGCCGCATAGGAATGAGCGCGGCCGGTCGTCAGATCTCCGAGGATCGGGATGCCCGAGAGGTACGGGATGCGAGAGGCGCCGGGAATGCCCCAGTCATAGATATAGAGAGCGAGGAAGGCGACACCGCCGATCCCGATAGTGCGGAGAAGCCAGGCGAAGACGGCGCTCATGGCTTCACCTCGACCGTTGTGTCAGCATCACCCTGCTCCACTGCCTGCTGGGCAATGTTCGATTTACGGGTAAGGTTCGATTCCCAAACCGCGCCGAACACGTAGGAGCCGATGATGCCGCCCATGAGGAGGATCAGGTTCATGGCAATCGTATCGCTGAGAGCGATCGGCCGGCCCCAGACCGCGAGATAAGTCACGACACCGGAGCACCAGATCAGAACGAGGATGATAATCCGTCGTCGAACCGCCCAGTCAGGCGATGCCATGTGATCCATAAAGAACTTCATGATTGGATTGCCTTCAAGAATATGCGGGCATGGCCGGCGATCTTCTCTGCCTTGTCGGTGCCATTGATAATCCGACGCGCATTGACGAAGTCGCACTTGTCGCCGGCGAAGTAGTCGGAGAGCTTCTTGCCGGTGTACCAGCCTTCGACCATGCCTCGAGCGGCGACTTGAGCAGCCATCGCAGTATCGGTCAGTAGCAGGTTGTAGTTGGCGATCAGCCGTCCGCCGAGCCCGAGCTCGCGATCGGTGCGCTCATAGTTCGCGTCCCACGTCGTCTGGACGAACCCGCGACCATAGGGAACCTGACCAGCGTTCCGCCCGGGCACACCGTACTTGCGGCCCTTCCCCTTGCCGTATTCCGCGATGGGCTGCATCGTGGCCGCCGTCTCGTGATAGGCCGTCGCGAGGATGTACGCCGTCTCGTCTGCAGCAAGGCCTCCCGCCGCATCCAAAAGTGCTTCCATCCCCTTGACGTGATCCTGCGCGAGGCCATGAGGGAATAGCACGCTGCCTCGCAGCGCGTCGTAAAACGCCTTGCGGTTCATGGGACGCTCCAGATTATTGGGAAAAGATCGAAAGCCACACTCGTGTGGACAAATTCGGGGGTGCCTATGGAACCGTTGACACGATCCATCGTAGGTAGTTACAGCAGGTTGTGGATAAACTTTGAAGATTAGGCGATGGATGGGTTTGTGAGAGCCGCGACACGCTCGGTGGCTAAGCGGGGCGATATCGACGGGCTTCGAGCATTAGCGGTCGCGCTCGTTATCCTTTTCCATCTCGACTATACGTTCTTTCAGGGCGGTTACGTCGGCGTTGACGTTTTCTTTGTCATCTCCGGGTTTCTGATTACCGGCATCATCGTGCGGGAGGTCGAGCAAACTGGCTCGTTTTCATTCTCCCGTTTCTATCTGCGGCGCTGTCGGCGCTTGCTGCCCGCAATGCTGGTCACGGTAGCGGCGACCTTCACTGCCGCATCTTTCTTCTTCCCACCTGACATGCTCGCAGCCGTTGCCGGCTCTTCGATTGCCTCCATATTCAGCGTCTCGAACATCTTCTTTTGGCTCCACAGCGGCTACTTCGACACGACGAGCCACATGGCGCCGTTGCTGCACACCTGGTCGCTATCGGTTGAGGAGCAGTTCTATCTTGTCTGGCCGCTGGCGATCATGCTTTGCGCGAAGCACCTCGGCAGAAGTGGAACATTCCTCGCAATTATCCTGATGTTCGCCGCCAGCTTGACCGGCGTCCATCGGTACTCGCAATACAGCTCGGCAATATTCTTCCTATCCCCGTTTCGCGTCTTCGAATTCGCGATGGGTGCAGCGCTGAACTTCATGCCGCGGCTCACCATGCGGAAGGGAGCCAGCGACACACTCTTCGCCCTCGGTATAGCTTCCATTCTGCTGAGCGCAGTAACCTTCAGTTCGACTACCCCGCTGAGGGCTGCCCTCATTCCGACCGTAGGCGCAGCGTTGGTGATATTTGCAGGGCCAACGACGCGGATTAGGTCAATCCTAGATAATCGTGCCTTGGTGCCAATCGGCGAGATCAGCTATTCCCTCTACCTCGTTCATTGGCCACTCATCGTGCTCTACCGGTACTGGACGCTGAGTGACTTCGGTCATGTCGAACGGCTTTGGCTGCTACTCGCGACTATCGTTTTTGGGATCGCACTTCACTTCCTGATCGAGCGACCATTCCGGCACCCATCAGTTTTGATCACACTGCCGCGCACGGTTCCATTCTTGGCCACCTTGGCCATTCTGATAGCGACAACCACCGGCGTATCGTACAGCGCCTGGTCGTCGTTAGGATGGAAATGGCGATACTCGAAAGAAGCTCTTGCCCTCATCGAGGGGCCGGGTTTCCAGCTTCCTCATCCTCTCAACGGTTGCTTCATGAATCACACGATGCAGCGAAGCGATATTGCCGAGAGTTGTTACGCGCCATCAAAGGACAATCGTCCCCATATCCTCGTCGTTGGCGATAGCACTGCCAACGCCCTCGTTCCGGGCTTGCAGGCGGTTTTGAAGGACCAATACGACGTTAAGATTTGGGGGTCTGCATCATGCGCAAGTCTTTACGAAATCAAAATATATCCAGACGGCACCTGCGAACTAAACAATGCCGAGTTTTATGAAAGGCTGATCGAGGAATATCGGTATGACCTCGTCATATTTTCGAACAACTCGGCGTGGAAGGAAGTCGTGGAGAATTTCGCGAAGAGCGCCGCATTGCTCAAGAAAGCAAACGTGAAGTTTGTACTCGTCGGACAGATCCCAACCTATTGGACGATCCCGGCCCACATCGTTGCACGATATCCCGGCCGTGACTTGCGAGAAGTAATGCGCGACAAGCAAGAAGTGCGCTGCGACGCCGGGGAGCATGGCTTGGACAGTGCGACCGACGATGGCCTGTTTTTCTCCATCCGTGATGCGATCTGCGACGGCGACTATCCTATATATGAAGTAGATGGGAACCTCATGCAGGCCGACACACTTCATCTATCGGACGCTGGTTCGCTTTTTGTCGCCAACAAACTGGTGGCTTTTCTCAGGCAGAAAGGGCTTATTGGCCCAGTCGAGACTCATAGACCAGGTGATCGCGAATCCGCTCAACAAGCCTTGGCCTTTCCATGAGAATGCGGAGTTTGCGGATTGGTCGCGCCCTAATCGAGTATCGAAGCATCGCGCCAAAGCTGATCAATATCACCAACGCTCATGTCTTTCATGGCCCCGAAGAACTCCACAAAACCGTTTGATCGATTGAATGTCTGCGCGCCGGCGAAGAGCATGCGCGCTTGCCATTCGATTTCTTCGTCGAGGATCTGTGACACAAGAGCCTCGATCACGGTCGGCAGTGTTCCTGGGGTAACAGCCGTCAGCGCTTCAGCCTTGGTGATCATTCCGCGGTTCGCGAGTTCCTGAAAGAACTGCCTCCGGGAGATGCCATCCGGGACAAGCGGTGCCGGCGGGGTGAAGGCGGGAATCGTGTTGCCATCGGCCTCCCATTCCGCGACCATCTGGCGATGGCGGTTGCCCATGTCATCAGGCACGAACCAGTCTTCACCGTTGATACTGATCTGAATTGTTCCGTCTTTGGTGTAGCCGATCACGTTCATTGTTACAGCTCCGCGTCGGCAAAGTATGGGAAAGTAACGGTCCATGGCACGTTTACGGTCGTACTCGTCCCTGACGCCACAAATCCATCGAATATGGTGCCCAGAAGATTTGTTCTGTTGAACGCGCCGCCACCTTGAGGGAACGACACCGCTGAACCTTCACCGTCGGCTGCTCCCCCAAGGGCCGGGTAAGACATAGCGGGTATCCCGCGCATCGGCTGTGGAAAGGTGAAACCAAGCCTGAGCCGACCGTTGGCGAGACTGCTATCTCTAGACCCTTGCGTGAAGGCCGTGCCGCTTACAAAGTATCTCAGGCAGAGTGCCAGTTCCTGTTGAATCGGCCTGGCGGCGTACGGCCACGTTTCCGCCGTCGCATCACCCAGCACCAGCCCCCACGCCATATCGAGCGTGACGTTCTGCGCCGCCGTCGCTTCAGTCCACATGAAGACGATAAGATTGTTGCAAGCCGAGCTGACGTTTGCGGTCAGCGACCATTTCGTCAGCGTGTTCGCGCTCGGGGTGATCGTGGCGACCGCCGCAACAGTGGTCGTGGCGGCGACGAAGAACTGGCCGGCCGTGAATGTGCCGTTTGTCCAGCTATTGACGATATCCGAAATCGGCGCGTCCGCGGTGCCGGTCCACTCGACAACCGCATAGCGGATCGCCTGCGACGACGAACAGCGCAGCCAGCCGCCAAGGGTTATTTGTTTTCCCCGGAACGACTTGGCCGCAGAGCTTTCTATGATCTGGGCGTTGCCCATACGTTGCGCCGTTGCCTGCGATTGCGTCAGCCGCATCATCTTAGGCAGGCCGTCCGCAACATCCGAGACAATCGTCGGCGTAATGGCGGCAGTCTGCGTCAGTACATAGTGACGGTCACACCAATAGGTGTCATCCGCCACCGTGGTGTAGACACGCTGATTAACCGCGCCGCTGCCGTTGATGATTGCATCGCGGGAGCCTGCCAGTGGACCATCGTTCAAGGTGGCCACCTTGCGAATATCGTTGCCACCCATGTCGAGGTCGCCGGTCATGGTGCCGCCAGATTTCAGTAGGCGAGCCGCCAGAGCCGCCGCTGTATCGGACGCGAACGACGGATTGTTGCCGATAGCCGCGGCCAGCTCGACGAGGGTATCGAGCCCACTCGGCGCCCCCGCGATCACGAGGTCCAATATTTGGCCGACCGTGATCTTGCTGGCGATCCCGCCCTTCATGGCCGGCAGTTCGTGCGTTCTAGAAGGCAGAGCTGTCGGGTTGAGCTCGTCTATGCGGATGACCATTGATGGGCTCCTTTATGCGATCGACAACACGCTGATTTCACCGGTGGACGTCCCGCCGATGACTTCAGTGTAGTCAACACTCACCCTGCAGCTTGCTTGATAGCGCGTGGAGATCTGGTTGGTGATCCGATTGGTGTAGCCTTCAAGACGATATCCACCACCGGCCGGTGAAACAGCATTTCCTTGGAACGCGGAGACAGGCGTCCTCGCCCAGTTCAAGGTAAACAGACCATCATAGAAAAACTGGTCGCCAGCCCCTACCGGCGTGCCTGAGCCGGTAACAGTTCCAGCGAATTTGAGGCTGTTCTTGTTCACCAGGTTGGTGATTGTCGGGACGTTGCTCGCGTTTGTGACAACCCGCGCGACAAGCATATCGTCAAATGTGCTGTCAAAAGCACTATTTCCCTCTGCTAGAGCGGTCGGATTATAACCGACGTCCGCCAGATCCTTTAAGGCAAACCCGCCGACAGGCGTCCAACGAAGATGGTACGTTTTGCTGGCAGTGGTAGCAAAATCACTCTGGACGGTCGTAACGGCGAAGATCCCGCGATGCAGGAAGTCGTAGCCGGCCGGCACGCGCACCTGCCCCGCAGCGGGAGAGACAACAGGTATCCGGCCGTCTGCCGAAAGGACCTCCGGGAATATTGGAAGACGCGCACGCGCTGCCGGCATGAGCACGAAATTGCTCGTGTCTCCGCCGCCAGTTGCGGCAGATATCAGGTGTTGGATTGCCTGCAGAAGCTGCGTCAGATCAGAGCTTGATCCAAGGATACCCGCAGCTGTGATCACCGCCATGATCTCACGCTGCGGGTGTTCAAGCGCTCTGGCGGGCACACGCGAACCCGAGGTCCCGGCTGCAGTATTGCGATCAACAAAGGGCGCGTTCGGGTCCGCGCTGCCAAATGGAGCGTTATATTCCATCATAAACCTCTTGATTGTCAGAGCGTAACGAGCAGCGAATTGCCAAACTCGTCGGTGATTTCTTCGCCATCCTCGGTCACGAGCGCAGCCAGCGTGATCCATGGGGCGAGGAGCGGTATCGTCCACGCCGGTGCCAGCTTTCGGATCAAGCAAAGGATTTGCTCGGCGGCCCCAAAGGAAAACAGGGGGTCATAGCCGCATTCACCGGCGCCGGCCTCGAAATAGCTGACGCCGACATCCTTCACGCGGACGATCCAATAGACTTCCTCCGACGCCGGACCGACCGTGTGGTAGCCGCCGATCTCGGATAGGCCGCATTCGCAGATCGCCGGCTCCTCGATCTCGATTTCGAAACCATGATCGAGGGCCAGTCGGACGAACTGTTCCGGATGATTGATCGCATCCGCTTTGACCTTCCGCGCCAGTTCGTTCAACCGTTGCGCCGTGGTCTGATCGCCGACGAAGCAATGCTCAGGCAGCCCGTACTCCGCCTCCCACTCGGGTAGCAACTCGTCGACTCCTTGGACGCTACCCTCAAGCGCGAGACGGAAGGAGCGGGCATAGAGCCAGATAAAGCCATCAAGCAGGACACGCGTGAACCTGGCAAGGTTGGAAGACAGCGAAACAGCCTGTCCGTCTGGCGAGCCCCAAGCCGAACCTTGCGGCCAGAATGAGAGACCAGAAGCGATGAGGTCATCGTTTGACGGATTGGCCAACGCATCGTAGGGCGCGCCGACATCTACGGATGCGGCATCGATCGCGGCTGTCCGGGTGATCGTATTGAACGCTGGACTACGCGCCATAAGTGATCACCCCTAGCACCGGGATCTGCCCGTTGGTGTAGGTTACATCGTCGAGAGGGCCATGAAGGACATGCCTGTCCTCGCCGGTGACTGACGAGATCGCCTCCGAGATCCACGACCGCGAAAGCGTGAAGGTATCGCCAGGAATCCCCGGTCGACCCCGATCCTGCAGCATTTTCGCGACGGCCGCTTCGATGCCATCGCGAACGGTTTGGCTGTCGTTATCGAGGCCGTTGATGACGAGATCGAGTGGAGCCGGCGTTGGCGCCACCGCAACGCTGTCGTCGATCCGGATCAGGCGCTGCGCTTCGATCGCGTCCTGCACGACGAGAACATCACCACTAGTCGGGATAAGGTTCGGCCTTCCAGCAAAGAGGAAGTAGACGACAATGAAACCCGGCGCCAGCGGCCGACGGAACGCCCAAGCCTTGACGACGCCAGGCACGTCGAGCGCGATGTTCTCGTAATCCGTCAGCTTGCCGCCGCCTGGCGGGTTCTGCTTCCGGTGGATGATGCGCGCCCGGAATGCTTCGACATCCTCGATGTCGGCACCCCCGCCAAGTCCGGATGCCGAGACGAGCCACTCCGTGGACAACGCAGGCCAGAGAACCGGGTCGGCAAGTGCGAGTATTCCGTCGGCAT